GTGGCGTAGCACTGCCTTAAAAAAAGGCATAAATGAAACGAGCAAAACAGGGGTTTACCAGACTTGATTGGGTTTCTCAAGGTTGGCTAAAAACAGGCACTGGGAAGCCTGCGTAATTTGAATAAACCAATAGAATCAAAGAAAACCATGAACGTCAAATAAATAATGACCGACGCTAAAAAAACAATCACTCACGGACAAATCGCTCAGGCTCTTGGAGTGTCGGTTGCGCGTATTACAATTCTCAAAAAGGAGGGAATGCCGACCGATTCAATTCAAGCTGCACTCGATTGGAGACAGGCTCGAGAAGATGAACGACGCAGACTTGCACCGATCGTGGTGGAAACTCTGGACGATGGGTCGATTGCCGAACGCATAAGACTGCACCGAATTAAAGTTAACTTAGCCGGTGAAGTTTGGGAAAATGCGATCAGGGAACGAGACCCGAACCAGGGCAAGTACCAGACGGCGTATAATCAATCGCTGACAAAACTTTTACATTTGGAAGCAGAACAAGAACGACGCTCAATCCTAGCAGAAGATTTTATCAAGGCTACCGAAGCTCGAGAGGCGATGCTACAAATCGTCAGCGATGTTTTAACCAGGCTCGATAAATTAGCCCTCGATTGTGCAGAGGGATGTAACCCTGAGAATCCAGCGAGAGCCGTGAAAGTTTTGGAGGCTTGGGTGCGTAAAACTCGTAGTGAGATAAGCAGTATATGAGAAAGAAGTCAGTTAGGAAACCATTACGATTACTTCCTCGCCGACTAATGCCTAAGCCGACACGACCATTTAATGACAAGCGAAAGCGCGCATACAAACGAGAAATAAAAAAACAATTAGACGATGAATAAATCAGAACTATTGTTGATTGCTCGTGAAGCACTGAAGCCATCGGATAGCGGTGACATCGTTGAGTGGCTGGAGAGTAATGTCTATGCGATACCTGACTCGCCTATTCCTGGGCCATTCAGATCAGAGCGAACACCGTGGATAGCAGAAGCACTTCGTATCGCAGCTGATCCTGAGACGCGAATGATGACGGTGCTGGCTTCAATTCAATCTGGTAAATCTTTGTTCGCTCGTTTGTTTTCCTGCCATGTAATAGCAAACGCTCCCGGCCCTATGATGATACTCCAAGCTAACGACACCGAGGCGAAAGATTTCATGCTCCGATATTGTCGGCCCTTGTGGAAACACTGCCCCCCTGTTCAGGAGCGAATGACGGAAGGTGATAGTGACCGTTCATCCATTGCAGACTTTGACCGCATGATGATTTATTCACGCGGTATTTGGAACGAGGCAAATCTTCAACGCTTGTCTTTACGCTACACAATCGCCGATGAATGCTGGCTCGCACCTAACGGACACTTGGCGGAACTCTCAGCGCGTGTCACTGCTTTCGGGTGGCTCGGCAAACGAATCTTTATGTCGCAGGGCGGTAACGCTGGTAGCGAATTTCATAGCCTGCACGAAGGAACTGACTGCCGTGATTGGAACTTCAAATGTCCTCACTGCGGTTTTCTTCAGCCGTGGGTATGGGAGCAAATTCGTTTTCCCGAGGAAGCCAAAGCAACTGGATCGTGGGATTTAAAATTAGTTTCCGAAGGCACAACATACGAATGTGTTCACTGCTCTAAAAAATTAGCGGACAATAATGCGGTGCGATTAGAAGCAAATGCTGGCGGTCAATTTGTAGCTACAAAAACGGCTTCGACCAAAGGACACATCGGACTGCATTGGAACTCGCTCGCCACGATGTCTTGGGGTGAACTCGGTGTCTTAATGTTGAAGGCCAAAGAAGTCAGCGACACTTACGGCGATGAAGAACCACGCAGAATATTTAAACAGAAGCGACTCGCCTTAGCCTGGAGCGAAGAAGGCGGGACAATGATTACTACGCCAGAAGCCGGTGAATATAAACTTGATGATGACTGGGCAGGCGAAGCCGTAATCAACGGACGCGGTAAAGTTTTAGACCGTGATGATGAAGGTGCTAAGGGTGGCATCGCTTTCCGCACGATGGGAATTGACGTTCAACGCGGTCACTTCTGGGTCGTGATTCGACGCTGGGGAAAGATGGGACACTCACGGCTCAAGGCTTTTGCTCGCATCGATACATGGCAGGGTCTCGAAGAATTTGCGAAGTTACACGGCATTCACAAAGCGATGGTCTTTGTAGATTCAGGAGATCAGCAAACTGATGTCTTTCGCGAATCAACCAAGCGAGGCTGGAAATGTGCGCGTGGTTCGGGTAACGATGACTTCGCCAGCACAGGTAAGGACGGTATCACTGTTCGCAGATTCTACTCAGAAAAACAACGCATACTTGTGCCAGGCTTAACTGACCGATGCGAACTTGTTGTTTGGTCTAACTTAGCCGGGAAAGACTTACTGCACGGTCTGCGATCACGACGCCTGCACACCTATGCCCTCGACGCTACGGCGGACTACATCGAGCAGTTAAACTCGGAAGTAAGAGTCAAGGACAAGCGGACGGGTAAGCCTATGTGGATTATGCCCCAAGGTAAAAAGGATAATCACGCCTGGGACTGCGAACTACTTTGCCTGCTCGCAGCTGTAAGGTGGGGTATTGTCGGCAGAGATTCAACAGAAACTAATTTGACAACCGATGAACCAGTATCAAACTAATTTAGGCAGATTGCTCGGTCGTTTGTTTTGTCGTTGTTGGGAACATTGGCATAGGGGCTTACGGTCGAGCAGTCTGTTCCTTGCCAATTCCGTTATATTTATGGCATCAGGCATATTCATTGGATTATCTGAAGACGAACTCTTGTCTATTCGTGCAAAAGCACTGGCAAGCATCACAAGCGGTACAGTCACAATGTCTTACTCAGACTCTGGCTCTTCAGTCAGCCGTCAATTCGCAGGCATGACTCCAAAGGAATGTTTATCAGAAGCAAAGTATGCCTTATCAATTTTAGACCCCTCACAATACGGAACAGTAAGAACAGTAGTACGCGGTTCGTTCCGACGTCAGGCCTTCTAAGATTTTATGCCACGCAAGCTTACAAAGAAATCTGTAAAACCATCGCCCGCTAAGAAAGCGAATATGGGCGGTTGGAATATGAATAATTTCTCGACTACGCGCGCGCAACTTTTCGCACCTGTAGCCCAAGACCAGCGTCGTGATTTAAGCCCGCGTGATCGCGTCGAGATGATGCGTCGCACTCGTTGGGGTGATCGTAACTCCGGTATTGTCCGTCAAATTCTTGGTGACTTAACCCAGTACGCAATCGGTGACGGTATCCGTCCTCAGTCTCACTGCAAAAATGCTAAACTTTACGAGCAGTATTTCTATGATTGGTCTCGAAAATGCGACATCACTAATCGTTTTTCTTTTGCACAGGCTCAGGCAATCTTACTTCGATCCGCAGCTCGAGACGGTGATGCTTTTGCAATCAAGGTACGCAACGCAATCGGAGACCCTAAACTTCAACTTGTCGAAGCCCACCGCGTAGGCAATCCAGTACCACCTGAGAAGGAAGTTTCTGGTATGCACGACGGAATGATATTTGGTGCTTACGGTGAACTCGTTGGTTTTAATGTTTATAAATCAAACGGACAATCTCGCACGGTGTTTGCTAATGCTATGATGCAGATTGTAGATATGGAATATGCTAGCGGAGCAAGAGGCACTTCAATCCTTGCAGCTTCATGGAATGATATTCAAGACGAGATGGAAATATTGAGCCTTGAGAAAATCGGTGTTAAGGCATCAAGCGATGTGTCCTTAGTATTGAATAAAAAGGAAGGTATCATCGATGAGAACATGGCTTTTGAATTAGGCACGCAGTTACCCTCACAAGGCCTCGGAAATATGGCTGTACAAATGGGTGGTAAGATTGTCGCACTCGATGTCGGTGAATCTTTAACGAGCCTGCAAAGCAATCGCCCATCGCCTACATTCACCGGCTTTCTTAAATCAATTCAGCAAGACATTAGCCGAGGCATTCTGCCTTATTCTTTCGTTACGGACTCCTCGGACAACACAGGCCCTGGTCTCCGCTTAGACATCGCTAAGGCAGACCGCACTTTCCAAAAGTGGCAGAATTTAATTATCGAGCAACTTTGCATTCCTACATGGGGATATATTATCGGTGACGCTATTGCCAATGGTGATTTGCCTGACGATCCAGAGTGGAACAAAGTATCATGGACAACGCCTAAGCGCGTAACCGTTGACGCAGGCCGTGAAGCTGCAAACGACCGTGCCGATATGGAACTCGGTTTAATTTCGATGTCTGAACTTTACGCACAACGCGGATTAGATTTCCGAAGTGAAATGGCAAAGCGAGCAGAGGATATGTCCTATATTGTTAACCTTGCTAAGATTACCGGCATTCCTGTGGAGATGCTTTATAAGCCTACCAACATTCAGCCTGGTACACTCGCACCTTTAGCGCCTAACGCTTACGTTGATTCCGAAGACGATGTATCTTCGGCCGATGCACTTATCAATCAAAACGAAGACCCCGAAGAAGAATAATTTACAATGAGATTTCTAAACAAAGCACTTAATGGTCGTAGCCCGATGCTCATCGACCCAATTACTGCAAAGCAGTACGCACTCGACGCTGAGAAATTCGGTTTCACAGATTTAATTGCTCAGGTCTTCGGTGAAATGCCCAAGCCTTACAAGGTCGGCTCTTACGGTATCGTGCCAATCGTTGGCCCTATCGGTAAAGGACTTACCCCATTTGAACGCATGACTGGTGCAAGCGATTTGAATTTAATATCTGCTCAACTTGACGCATACCTGGCTGACCCAGAAGTACAGACAATCGTTTTCCATATCGACTCGCCCGGTGGTGTTGTCGGTGGTGTCGAAGAAGTTGCTCGCAAAATTGCAAACTCATCGAAGCCTACAATCGCATACACTGACGGTATGATGTGTTCCGCAGCTTACTGGCTCGGCTCTTCTGCTGATCGCGTACTTGCATCGCCATCGTCGGACGTCGGAAGCGTTGGGGTCTACATGAATTTAATTGATGTATCACAAGCCTACGCTGACATGGGCATTAAAGCCGTTGTAATTAAATCTTCTGCCACACCCTATAAAGCGGCTGGTCTGGAGGGGACAAGTCTTAGCCAGGAACAAATCGCCCACTTCCAAGCAGAGGTAGATTCTATATATCAGGACTTTGTAGCCTCAGTAGGAATGAAACGCAAAATGGTTAACGCTGACGCACTCAAGGGACAATCAATGTCTGGTAAGCAGGCTTCAAAAATGGGCTTAGTTACTGGTCTCGTCGATTCACTTAACAACATAATCAATGCCTAAAATAACTATCACTGATATTGACGGAACTATTATCGACCGAGGAATGCCGGTTGAAAATGTTTTAGACTACATCGACGAACTTGGTTATGACGTAATGGTCTTAACTAATCGTCCTGAGTCTCAACGCACAAAGACTGAACAAGACTTGGCAGACGTAGAATTAGAATACACACGCCTGATCATGAATGGCGGTTCAACGCCTGCACCAGAATTTAAGAAAGCAGAAGTAAAGAAATTACTCGACGAGGGTTTTGACCCAGAAGTCTTTATTGATAACGACAAGGCAAATCGTGATGCAGTTGAGTCATTGGGCGTTAAGACTTTAGACCCTGCTGACATTCCAGCATCTACAGATTTACAGAATGATAATGCCGAGACCGTTGCCAAATTAACTAAATTTATGACAATCGAAGAACAACTCATTAAGGCTATGGCTGAATTAACTTCTGCTTCTGCTGAAAGAGATGAACTACGCGCTAACTTAGAAAACGCCGTAGCCAAAGAAGCCTCTGACTTCAAAGCAACTCTAGAACAAAATGCTAGCCTCGTTATCGAGCGTGACGCACTCGCCAAAGAAAAGGCTGAACTCGTCGCTAAGATTGCTGAACTTCAAACTCAAACTGTATCGGCTTCTGTTGAAGCTGCAAAGATTGCTTCCTCAGTCGGTGTTAACCCTGTCGAACTCAGCCCTTCCGATAAATCTGACGAACCCGTAAAATCCGTCAATCACCTCGAAGTGTTTCTGGCTATGGACATGGGTGCAGAACGCTCCGCTTACTTCGCTAAGCACAAGAACGAAATCATTCGTTCAATCTAATTTTCTCTAACCACTAATTACTAAATAAACTACTATGGCTAATTCCATCGCAACAGCACCATCGATTCTCGCTGAATCCGTGATTGCTTCAATCAAGGGCAAACTTCCTTTCCTCAAGTCTTTCTCCAGTGTTTTCAGCACTCTCGAAGGACAAGCCGGAAAATCCGTTTTCGTTCCATTAATCGGAGTATCTACAGCTTCCGAATTCGGTTCAGGCGGATACCTCACCCAAGACGACGCAACTCTCGCAGGCGTAACTGTAACTCTGAAGCACTTCAAAGTGTCCAGCCGTTTCAGCCCTCTCGACGTTAAGTCTTACGGTGCACAGTACCTCGTTAACGCTTTCACTCCTACCGCTTCAAACGCTATCGCTGAAGCTTGTATGGCAGAAATCAGCGCTCTGATCACCAACGCTAACTACTCCAGCAATGCAGTAACTGGTGCTGCTTTATCTTACTCTGAAGTAATTAGCGCAAAAGGAGTCCTAGACGCAGCAAAGGCTTCTGACGTTCGTGCATTAGTTGTTAACCCAACCTACGCTAACAATCTTTTAACTGACGCTCAAATCGCCGCTGCTTACGCATTAGGAGCTCAAGTAATCCAAACTGGTCAAATCGGTCAAATTGGTGGAATGTCTGTCTTCCAATTCACCTCCTTGCCTACGAATAGCGAAAATCTCGCAGGCTTTGCTTGTGGTTCTGACGCTATCGCAGTAGCCTCTGGTTTACCAATGAGCGAGATCCCTGGCTTCGAAGTTGCTAACGCTTTCGACGCTGACACTGGTCTCGGTATCCAAATCTTGATGGGCCAAGAGCAAAGCGGTTTCTACAACGTAACTGCCACCCTCTTGTTCGGTGCTTCAAAAGGTCGCGCTACTTCCCTCACTCGTTTACTCACTGCCTAATCCGCAGTCGTAACGACGAGAAAGACCCCCCTCTGAAAAGTCGGGGGTTTTTTGTTGCCTGACACTTTACCCGTCCACGCCATCAAAACGCCTCTGAGGGCTTCCTAGACCACTTTACGACCCCATTTCCAAGACCGACAATAGTATGAGTATCTACGCAGATTTCGCAGATGACGCTAAAGAGATGTTAGCCGATTTCGGGGTGGCTGGTTCAATTCCCTCAGGCCCGACATTTCTTTGCCTAATCTCCGACCCGGTATTAACTCAGGTCTTAGAGGCTGGTGGTTATTGCGACCGCACTCAATTCTCGGTTAAGGTAACGGCTACAACTTCGGCTTGGACTGCGAGCGATGGTCGCGTAGGTGCTTCAGCTGCTTTACTTTCCTCGGGCCTTCCAATCTCGGCACTTTCAATCGGTAAGAAAATTACGGCTGGTGGTAAATCTGTCCGCATAACTTCGCAGACTTATAAGCCCGGCTCGGCGTGGATCATACTCGTCGTAATCGACGATAATCAGTAATGGTATCAGTATCGGTCAAGATTGACCCAAAGTCTTTTGAAGAATTTCAAAGGGCTTGTGAAGAGTTTGCGAAAGGATTGGGTGTGGATACGCACGACGTAGCAATCGCTCAGGCACATTTAATTTGCCGTGATGCTATGGACTTTACACCACCTATGTTAAAATCTGGTGGTGGTGGTATGAGCGACGAAGCACGAATGATGGGCGAAGGTGCAGTTAAAGCCGATGTTAATTCAATCGCAGTCAGCGCTAACA